AGAGCGAATATGTACCTACCGAAAGGAAAAACAGAGAAAACGGAGGAAGATACGATGGAAACAAAGATCACAACAGCAGAAAAATTAGGAATGGAGCTTTACGGATGCATGAATTCAGCAGTCCTTGACTACGGTGACTACACGGTTGCAGTCTGGGAACACTGCTTTAAGGGTAGCATTGCAGAAGTTTATGAACTGGTTGAAACACCGGAAGAGACAGGTCTTGGAAGATGCGAATGCAGGATTTCAAGGATTGGAAGAAAAGAAGGGTTAGAGGATGCAGGACATGCAATGGCATGGGCGCTGACAAAAGTAAAATAGCAGAAAGGGCAGGGAATCCGTTCCCTGCCTGTGTACATTTACACAGTGTAGTGCCGTTATCTTTGTGTACATTATGGCACTGAAATGACTGGATATAATCAGCGTTTAGAGCGAATATGTACCTACCGAAAGGGAAAACAATGAAAAAAGCGGAGGTACAAGACCATGAAGAAGATTGAGATTTTTGAAAAAGCCATGAACGAGGGAGGAAGCCTTAAGGATTACGGAATCAACAGCACATTGTTTGCAGCATACAGAGACTGCCAGGAAACAGGAAACGATAACATTGATTTCAACGGAGTCATCTGGGATTACGACATTCCGGAAATTGTAAAGGCTTTAAAGGAAAACGGCATCAGCGAATTTACGATAAGCAGTACATTTTCAAGCCTGATCGAAACCCTCGCAGCATTTGAAAAGGAAGGCATCAGGATGGCAGGGCTTACCGAGGTGAATGCAACATACTCGGATTGGAAAACAGGAAAGAAAGCAAGAATTCCGGCAATCAGAATGACACTTTAAGAATAAACACACAAATCGGAAGGCCTCTTCGGAGGTCTTTTTATTATGCCATTTGCGGGGAGGTGAGGACAGTGGCGCAGAGAGGAAGAAAACCAAAGCCTACGGCAGTAAAGGTGCTTGAGGGCAATCCGGGCAAGAGAAGCCTTAATACGGGCGAACCAAAGCCTGAGAAAAAGGCCCCGCGCTGTCCGGCATGGCTTGAGGATGAGGCAAAGAAGGAATGGAAGCGGATGGCAAAACAGCTGGAGCATCTTGGAATCCTTACCGAGATCGATATGGCAGCATTCGCAGGATACTGTCAGGCATATGCGAGATGGAAAGAGGCAGAGGAGTTCATTACACAGCACGGGACCATCGTAAAGACCCCGAGCGGATACTGGCAGCAGGTACCGCAGGTGTCCATTGCCCAGACCTATCTGAAAATCATGAATAAGTTCTGTGAGCAGTTTGGACTGACACCGTCCGCAAGAAGCCGTATCTCCACGGACAGCGGTGAGGATAAGCAGAACGATGAGATGGAGCTTCTGCTTGTGAAAGGCGGTGCAAAATAATGTTTGATAAGGCAAAAGCAGACCATGCGGTCAATTTTATAAACTGCCTGAAACACACCAAAGGAAGGTGGCGGGGAGTTCCGTTTGAACTTCTCCCGTGGCAGGATGAGATCATACGTACCCTTTATGGGACGGTAAAGGAAAACGGATACAGGCAGTACAATACCTGTTACTGTGAGATACCAAAGAAAAATGGAAAATCGGAGCTGGCGGCTGCCATTGCACTGTATATGACATGCGGTGATGGTGAATGGGGAGCAGAGGTTTACGGCTGTGCTTCCGACAGGCAGCAGGCTTCCATCGTATTTGATGTTGCGGTGGATATGGTGGACCAGTGTCCGGCACTGAAGAAAAGGATCAAGCCCGTCATGTCCGTAAAAAGGCTTGTATATAAAACAACCAACAGCTTCTACCAGGTGCTGTCGGCAGAGGCATACACAAAGCATGGACTGAACGTCCATGCGGTCATCTTTGATGAGCTGCACGCACAGCCGAACAGGGAACTGTTCGATGTCATGACCAAGGGTTCCGGTGATGCCAGGACACAGCCGTTGTTCTTCCTGATCACGACAGCCGGGACAGACCGGAATTCCGTGTGTTTTGAACAGCACCAGAAGGCTCTGGACATCATAGAGGGAAGAAAGATAGACCCGACATTTTATCCTGTGATCTATGGGGCATCCGATGAGGATGACTGGTCGAGTGAGGCTGTGTGGTATAAGGCAAATCCGTCACTCGGATACACGATTGACATTGAGAAAGTGCAGAATGCATATATCAGTGCAAAAGAGAATGCAGCAGAGGAGAACGTGTTCCGGCAGCTCCGTCTGAACCAGTGGGTAAAACAGAGCACCAGGTGGATGCAGATGGATAAGTGGGATGCCTGTTCCTTTGCCGTGAACGAGGAGGAGCTTCTAGGAAGGGAATGCTATGGCGGACTCGACCTTTCCAGTTCCACGGATATTACGGCATTCGTGCTTGTGTTCCCGCCAAGGAATGATACGGAGAAATATGTGATCCTTCCGTATTTCTGGATACCGGAGGATAACATGAGACTGCGTGTCCGAAGGGATCATGTCCCCTATGATGTCTGGGCTGCCGAAGGGTGCTTAAAGACTACGGAAGGAAATGTCATCCATTATGGATTTATCGAGCAGTTTATAGATGAACTTGGCACGAAGTTCCATATCAAGGAGATCGCATTTGACCGATGGGGAGCAGTCCAGATGGTGCAGAACCTTGAAGGCATGGGATTTACCGTTGTCCCGTTCGGACAGGGATATAAGGATATGAGTCCACCGACAAAAGAATTGATGAAACTGACATTGGAGGAGCGGATCGCACATGGCGGACATAAGGTGCTGCGTTGGATGATGGATAATGTGTTTGTCCGTCAGGATCCGGCGGGAAACATCAAAATGGATAAGGAAAAATCCACGGAAAAGATTGACGGAGCTGTTGCAACCGTTATGGCACTTGACCGTGCAATCAGGAATGAAGGCAGTGACGGAAGCGTGTATGATGGCAGGGGCATTCTTGTATTCTGATGCAGCCGTGTATGATTCTGTAAAATCATAATCCGGCTGCATGTTTCTGTGCTAAGATATAGGAAAAGCACAGGGAGGCATTTTGTATGCAGGAAGAATTTTTTATGAACAGTATGGAAAAAGACCCCAAACTTAGCGGTGAGCACGGGGCGCAGACAAGGAAGTCCCTTGCACTGAAAGCAGAGGAGATCCTCGGACTTGATCTGGAAACAGTGGTAGCGGATGATGACCTTATGTATGATTCGCTGATGAAACTGAAACCGCTTGAGAACCCAAAGAAAAATCCAATGCAGAATGCACTGAGAAAATATTATTACTACAGGAATGGGAAAGAGTTCCCACGACTGAACAATTATCAGAGATGATCAGGAATGGCACTTCTTCGGAGGTGCTTTTTTTGTACCCATTTTTTAGGAGGTGTCACATGGGAATTAAGAGTTTATTCGGATTCGGACAGGCAAGGGATAAGCCTGTGGATAAGGCAGCAGATGCAGGATATTCGTTTCTGTTTGGAAGGACAACGAGCGGAAAGCCTGTCAATGAAAGAACGGCAATGCAGACCACGGCAGTATATGCCTGTGTCAGAATCCTTGCGGAGGCAGTCGCATCCTTACCTCTTCATGTATATGAGTACCGGGATGACGGAGGCAAGAAGCTGGTGCATGACCATCCGCTATATTATCTGCTCCATGATGAGCCGAACCCAGAGATGACTTCATTTGTGTTCAGGGAAACACTGATGAGTCATCTTTTAATATGGGGAAATGCTTATGCCCAGATCATAAGGGACGGGGCTGGAAGGGTGCTTGGACTGTATCCGCTCCTTCCGGACAAGATGGAGGTGCAGAGGGATGACAAAGGAAACATCTATTATGTGTATTCCAGAAACAGTGATGAGAACCCTACGTTCAAGGAATATGGAAATATCAAACTGAAAGCCGAGGATGTGCTTCATATCCCCGGACTTGGGTTTGACGGACTGATCGGATATTCCCCGATTGCGATGGCAAAGAACGCTGTCGGCATGACGCTTGCCTGTGAGGAATACGGGGCGAGTTTCTTTGCAAACGGGGCGAATCCGGGCGGTGTCCTGGAGCATCCTGGTGTCCTGAAAGACCCGTCAAAGGTCAGGGAGTCCTGGAACTCCGTGTACAGGGGCGTGAGTAACGCACACAAGATCGCAGTGCTTGAGGAAGGCATGAAGTACCAGCAGATAGGCATCCCGCCGGAAGAAGCACAGTTCCTTGAAACAAGGAAATTCCAGATCAATGAGATTGCAAGACTGTACAGGATACCGCCACATATGGTCGGTGATCTTGATAAGTCGAGCTTTTCCAATATCGAGCAGCAGTCCTTGGAGTTCGTAAAATACACACTTGATCCGTGGGTGATCAGATGGGAGCAGTCCTTACAGAGATCGCTTCTTCTGCCGGGAGAGAAAGGAAAGTATTTTATCAAGCTGAATGTGGATGGTCTGCTCCGTGGGGATTACCAGTCAAGGATGAACGGCTATGCAGTTGGAAGGCAGAACGGATGGTTTTCTGCCAATGATATCCGTGAGATGGAAAACATGAACCCGATCCCGGATGAGGAAGGGGGAAACCTGTATCTGATAAACGGTGCAATGACCAAACTTGCAGATGCGGGAGCTTTTGCCAAGACGGATACGGGGCAGCAGAACACTCCGGCACAGGAAAACAGCGGAAAGAGAGGTAAACGATGAAGCGGAAGTTTTGGAACTGGATAAGGAATGAAGATGAGAGCGTGCCTGACATGGAAAGGACGCTCTTTTTAAATGGCATGATCTCGGATGAAACATGGTACGGGGATGAAGTGACACCGCAGCTTTTCAAGGATGAACTGAATGCCGGAAACGGAAATATCACGGTGTGGATCAATTCTCTGGGCGGCGATGTGTTCGCGGCAGCACAGATCTACAACATGCTCCGTGATTATAAGGGAAGCGTGACAGTCAAGATAGACGGCATTGCAGCTTCGGCAGCATCCGTGATCGCAATGGCAGGAGACACGGTCTGTGTATCCCCTGTTGCAATGATGATGATCCACAATCCTGCGACCATGGCAATGGGCGAGACAAGGGATATGCAGAAAGCAATCGCCATGTTAAACGAGGTCAAGGAATCAATCTTAAATGCCTATGAATTCAAGACGGGGCTTACCCGTGCAAGGCTCTCCCACATGATGGATGATGAGACCTGGTTCAATGCGAAGAAGGCAGTGGAGCTTGGATTTGCGGATAAGATGCTCTTTTCTTCCGATGAGACGGATGAAGAGAAGAAAAAGCCTGAAAAGCCGGAAAAAGAACCGGAAGAAGGCAGTGATGGAGAGGAAGGAAAAGAAAAGGAAGACGAGGATAAGGACAAGAAAAAGAAGTTCCCGTTCCAGCAGGATTCCATGATGTATTCCACCAAGGCAATGAATGAATCGTTCCTTTCCAGGGTATCCCGTGTGGATGCCATGATACCAGTCAGCCAGTTAGAAAAAAGACTGAGTCTTTTAACACATTAAGGAGGATTTTAAGATGAGTAAGATTTTAGAGTTAAGAGAAAAAAGAGCAAAGGCATGGGAAGCAGCAAAGGCATTCCTCGATGCCAAGAGAACACAGGAAGGTTTTGTGTCCGCTGAGGATGCAGCCACCTATGACAAGATGGAAAATGATGTCGTAAATCTCGGAAAGGAGATCGAGAGACTGGAAAGACAGGCTGCCATCGATGCAGAACTTTCCAAGGCAACAAGCACACCGATCACCAACAAGCCGGATGCAAAGACGGGCGGTGACGCAAAGACCGGAAGGACCACCGATGAGTACAGAAAAGCGTTCTGGAACGGCATGAGAAACAAGGTGCTATCCTATGAAGTACAGAATGCCCTTACCATCGGCACGGATTCCGAGGGCGGTTATCTTGTACCGGATGAGTACGAGAAGAAACTGGTGGAAGCACTGGAAGAGGAGGTGTTCTTCCGTAACCTTGCAACCGTCATCAAGACATCGAGCGGTGACCGCAAGATCCCAATCGTTACATCCAAGGGTGAGGCGGCATGGATCGATGAGGGCGGTCAGTTCCCGGAATCTGATGACAGCTTCGGACAGACAACCATCAGTGCCTTTAAGCTGGCAACCATGATCAAGGTGTCCGATGAACTCTTAAATGACAGTGTGTTCAATATCGAGCAATACATCTCAAGGGAGTTCGGAAGAAGGATTGGTACGAAGGAAGAGGAGGCATTCTTTATCGGTGACGGCAAGGGCAAGCCTACCGGAATCTTCAATGCCACAGGTGGTGCTGAGACAGGCGTGACATCCACCGGAACATCCATTACGTTTGATGATGTCATGGATCTTTATTATTCCCTCCGTGCCCCTTACCGTAACAAGGCGGTATGGCTTTTGAATGATTCGACCGTAAAGGCAATCAGAAAGCTGAAGGACGGAAACGGAAATTATATCTGGCAGCCGTCCGTAAGGGAAGGAGAGCCGGATAAGATCTTAAACCGTCCTTACCGCACATCCATCTATGTGCCGGAACTTGCTGCCGGAAACCGTGTCATGGCATTCGGTGATTACAGTTACTACTGGATCGCAGACCGCCAGGGCAGAAGTTTCAAGAGACTGAATGAGCTTTATGCTACAACAGGACAGGTCGGATTCCTTGCTTCCGAGCGTGTGGACGGCAAGCTGATTCTTTCAGAGGCAGTCAAGACACTTGATATCAAGGCTGCCGGAAAGTAGGGGTGGCAGGATGTTCGTAACGCTTGAGGAAGCCAAAGGGTATCTCAGGGTCGATTCGTCAGACGAGGATGAACTAATCCTCCGTCTGATGGAAACATCTGACCGCCTGATCTTAGATGTGACAAGACAACCACCGGAAGAACTCAAAGAGTATGAATCTGTTGTTCGTACTGCAGAACTGTATGTTATTGCCTACCTGTATGAGCATCGGGAAGAAGCAGATCATAAGACAATGACGGAAACATTGAAGTATCTGTTTTTTGGAATCAGGAGGGAGATATTCTGATGATAGAACTCATGCGTGAACGGATCATTATACAGAAAAGCAGCACGAAGAAGGATGGGACAGGAAACCATACCCTTGTATGGAGTGACCACTATAAATGTTATTCCTATGTGAATAATCTTTCCGGTAAGGAGTACTGGGAAGCAAAACAGGTCAATGCGGAAACGGAACTTGATTTTGTCATCCGTTACTGCAGTGAGATATCAGCTCTTGATACGGAGCATTTCCGCATTCTGTTCCGTGGGAATATTTATAATATTACGTTTATTGACAACGTGCAGTATAAGAATAAGACAGTGAAGATCAGGGCTGCCCTGGCAAAGAGGTGAGGAGATGGCAGAGAGAAGAACGACCGTTGACGGTCTGGCGGATGCGATCATGGATGGCCTGAAGGAATATGCAGACCTTGCCACGGATACCGTCAAGGATGCGGTAAAGGATGTATCCAAGACCGTGAAAAAGGATATACAGGCAAATGCCCCAAAACGGACGGGAAGGTATAAGAAGAGCTGGGCGGTCAAAAAGACAGCGGAGAGCAGCAACTCCCTTACCATGACGGTCCATTCTAAGGACAGATACCAGATCGCCCATCTTCTGGAACACGGCCATGCAAAACGCGGCGGGGGCAGGGTAGCCGGAAGGGAGCATATTGCCCCGGCTGAAGAAAGGGGAAACAGGGAGCTGGTGCAGAAGATAGAGAGGGGGTTGCGTTTGTGACGCATGAAGAAGTCATGGCAGTGATGGAAGAAATCGGACTTCCATATGCCTATCATCATTTTGCGGAAGGGGAATCCCCTGATCCGCCTTTTGCAGTATTCCTGTATCCGGGAAGCAACAATTTCTCTGCAGACGGGAAAGTCTATTTTAAGGCAGACCGTCTGAACATAGAGATCTACACGGATATAAAAAATATAGAACTGGAACAGCAGACAGAAGCCGTGCTTGACGGGCATGGCATTTTTTATGAAAAAAGCGAAGTATGGATCGAATCTGAAAATCTGTATGAGGTGCTTTATCAGATGGAGGTATAGAAGATGGCGAATAAAAAGAATAAAGTCAAATTTAATATCTGCAACGTGCATTACGCACCGATTACGGTTGCAGAGGAAGGTACGGTCAGCTTTGGAACACCCGTGCCGATGCCCGGTGCGGTATCCATCAGCATGGATCCGACCGGAGAGCCGGAGTCATTTTATGCGGACGGCATTGAATATTACGTGATCAATAACAACCAGGGATACGATGGTGACCTTGAACTTGCAATGATCCCTGAATCCTTCCGCACGGATATCTTAAAAGAGGAGCAGGATGCCAATAAGGTGCTTGTGGAGAATGCAAATTCCGAGACAGGCAGTTTTGCACTCCTGTTTGAATTTGACGGGGATATCCGCAAGATCCGCCATGTGCTTTATAACTGTTCCGCATCCCGTCCGACCATTGAGTCAAAGACGAATGAGGAAGATAAGGAAGTACAGACGGAAACACTGACCATCAAGGCAAGACCTATGGCAGACGGATATGTCAAGGCAAAAACGGGAGATTCCACAACTGAGACTGTTTACAATAACTGGTATAAGAGCGTGTATCTTCCGGCAGCTTCCACGGCAGAGCAGCAGTCAGCAAAATCAACCAAGAGTGTATCATAAGGAGGACTAAGACATGGGTATCAGAAAGGATATAGAAATTGACGGACAGATGGTTGCATTCAAGGCGAGTGCAGCCATCCCGAGAATCTACAGATTAAAATTCCAGAGGGATATTTATAAAGACCTGGCATTACTTGAAAAGAGCATCGGTGACGGAAAAGAGGAATCATCAAACCTTGATATGTTTTCCCTTGAGATGTTTGAGAACATTGCTTTTATTATGGCAAAGCATGCAGACCCGTCTATCCCGGATACACCGGAGGAGTGGCTTGATAATTTCAATACATTTTCAATTTATCAGGTTCTGCCACAACTGATCGAACTGTGGGGGCTGAATGTAAAAACAGATGTGGAAGCTAAAAAAAACTTCGTCCAACAGAGCGTGAAATGACAACACCGCTGTTCCTGCTCCGATGTGTACAATTAGGTCTGTCAATGGCAGACCTTGAAATGCTGTCAATAGGACTCATCAATGATATGTACAGTGAGAGCCGGAATGATGACTATAAGTATGCCGAACTTGCAACACAGGAAGACTTCGACCGTTTCTGATGATTGAGAGTATGGTTCTTTTCTGCTATACTTATTTGGAGAAAAGGACCATATTTGATGACGTAATTTAAATTAAATATTGGCTATATAACATATAACAAGACATTTGATTTAAAGAGGAATTGCTGATGAATGAATATAGTGTAAACATCGAAGTCAAGGATGGAGACGGGAAAATAATTTGTTCGCAACCATATAATGAATTTATGTATGGAACAAAAAATATTGAAATACAAAAAGTTTTGTATGGCAGGGAATTATATGATTTATTGGTAGATGGCTTAAATGTGATACGATACAATGAAAATGGAAAATTAATTCTTGGAGTTATTCTACAAAGTGATATTAATAGAACAGCAATGCAGTTGTTGGGGAGAATAGCAGAAGCGATTATTGTTAGGAATTGTAATTATGATGCTGGTGTAAACAGGAAATATTTTTCTATAGCACGTAAAAAACAGGCAAAAATGAAAACTGCAGATAAATTTTGGGCGCTTGGTACAGGATTAAATTATACAAAAATAAATTATCCTAAAATCTATAATCCATCAGATACCCAGCGAGACATAGTGTGGGTTAATGATTATAATGAATTGGCTGTTATGAAAGACGGGGATAATTATTCTGCAACTTCCGCAAGAATTGCTGGCTTACAAGTCAAAGCATCAAAAGATGGTATTAAATATGTCTTGCCAGCTATACTTGCGGATAGATATGATGTTCCAATTATATATTTTGATATCGAAAATGATTATCATAAAATTTTAAATAAAATATATAAGGACACACATATAGATATAGAATATGACATAATTCATCCGAGAGAAGTTGATCCGGCTGGATACGATGAATTTTTACACTATGTGGATTTGGTATATGCCATGATTGATGGTAGATTATCACCGGAAGAGTTGGTGGTAGGGGCAGGAAGAAATGATGATGAATTAATGAAAAATGCATTAATGTCTACTACGCTATCGAATATAAATAAAACAAATCGAATAATAATATAAATAATATTACATAGGACATCTGTCAGAAATGGCAGGTGTTTTTCTTTTGTTACGGAGCAGAGATGCTCCTTTTTTTGTACCCATTTTTAGGAGGAGGTGAAAGGCATGGCAAGCCGTATTCAGGGTATTACCATTGAAATCGGTGGTGATACAACCAAACTGCAGAACGCCCTGAAGGGTGTGAACGGACAGATCAAGTCCACCCAGTCACAGCTTAAGGATGTGAACAAGCTGCTGAAACTTGATCCGGGTAATACGGAGCTTCTGGCACAGAAGCATAAACTGCTTGCGGAAGCGGTCAGTGAGACAAAAGAGAAGCTGGCCACCTTAAAGACCGCAGCAGAACAGGCAAATACGGCACTTGCCAATGGCGAGATCTCAAAGGAGCAGTACGATGCCCTTCAGAGGGAAATCGTGGAAACTGAGCAGGACTTAAAGAATCTGGAAACACAGGCGAACCAGTCCGCTACGGCAGTACAGAAGATTGCAGCAACAGGCGAAAAATTTAAGACGGTCGGTGACAACATTTCATCTGCCGGACAGAAACTCCTCCCAGTAACAGCCGGGGTGACTGCACTTGGTACGGCATCCGTAACAACGGCAGCAAACTTTGAATCTTCTATGTCACAGGTACAGGCTACTATGGGAATCACAAAAGATTCCATGTCTAAGGTAAACGGACAGTCCGTAAATACAATGGATACCCTTTCCAAGCTGGCAAAGAAGATGGGGGCAGAAACAGCCTTCTCTGCATCCGAGTGTGCCGAGGCATTAAATTACCTGGCTCTTGCCGGATATGACACGGAGCAGATGTGTAATACACTGCCGACCGTACTTAACCTGGCAGCTGCCGGGGATATTGCCCTTGCGGATGCTTCTGATATGGTAACGGATGCAATGTCTGCACTTGGCATGGGCGTGGACGAGGCAGAAACGATGGTAGACCAGATGGCAAAGACCGCATCTACCACGAATACATCGGTTGCACAGCTGGGCGAGGGAATCCTTACCATTGGTGCGACAGCTAAATCCATCAAGGGCGGTACGGCAGAACTCAATACCGCACTTGGTATTCTTGCCAATAATGGTATCAAGGGGGCAGAAGGCGGTACGCATCTTCGTAACATTATCCTGTCACTGCAGAATCCTACGGATAAAGCAGCCGCCCAGATGGAAGCACTGGGCATTTCCGTATATGATTCCGAAGGAAACATGCGGTCAATGAATGATATCCTTGGTGATCTGAATAAGAGCATGGACGGAATGACATCAGCGGAGAAGTCCAACATCATCGGCACGATTTTTAACAAGACGGACCTGTCTTCTGTAAATGCACTGCTTGCCAATACAGGAAGCACATGGGACAGCTTACAGAAATCCATCACGGAAAGCGGTGGTGCTGCACAGCAGATGGCAGATACACAGCTTGATAACTTACAGGGACAGATCACTATCTTAAAATCCGCATTGGAAGGTCTGGCGATATCTTTTGGGGAACTTCTGATGCCGGCCATCAAACAGATCGTGGGATGGGTGCAGAAATTTGTGGACTGGTTGAATGGACTGAGTGAGGGTACGAAGAAGACGGTCGTTACGATAGCTCTTCTGGCGGCAGCACTTGGTCCTGTGCTTATCGTGATTGGAAAGGTCATATCCGCAGTCGGTACGATCATGACGGTTGTACCGAAGATTGCCGGAGTCATCAATACGGTGAAGGGGGCTTTTGCAGCACTGAATACAACGATGCTCGCAAATCCAATCGTACTTATTATCGCAGCCATTGCAGCTCTTGTGGCTGCTTTTATTTATCTCTGGAATAACTGTGACGGGTTCCGCCAGTTCTGGATCGACCTCTGGGAGAACGTAAAACAGGTTGCAATTACGGTATGGAATGCAATCAAGGAATTCTTCTCACAGGTGTGGGAAGCCATCAAGACTATCTTCTCGACCGTGTTTGAAGTGATCAAGACCCTGGTAACGACTTATTTCAATCTGTATAAGACCATCATCCAGACGGTTTTCAATGTGATAAAGACGGTCATCACGACCATCTGGGAAGCCATCAAGGGTGTATTTACTACAGTTTTTAATGTGATAAAAACACTGGTGACAACGTATTTCAATATCTACAAAACGATTATTCAGACAGTCCTGACGATTATCCAGACTGTCATTACAACGGTATGGAATACGATAAAAACAGTCATTATTACTGTACTGAATGCAATAAAGACGATTTTTTCCACGGTATGGAATGCCATCAAGACCATCATCAGTGCCGTGGTAAGCGGGATCAAGGGACTGATTACAGGGGATTTTACTGCGGTCAAGAACTCCATTACCACCATCATGAATACGATTAAGAGTACGATCACCACCATATGGAATACCATCAGGTCGACCGTTTCAACGGTGCTTGGTGCAATCAAGGGTGCGGTCACATCCGTATTCAATGGAATCGTAAATGCGGTGAAAGGTGCGATGGGAAATGTCCTGAATGCAGTAAAGACAGGTTTTTCTAATGTGAAAAACCATATCACGGGGCTTGCTTCACAGGCATTTACCTGGGGCAAGGATCTGGTCATGGGAATCGTAAACGGAATCAAGAGCTGTATCGGTGCAGTCGGGGATGCCGTTAAGGGTGTGGCAGACAAGATCAAGTCATTCCTTCACTTCTCCGTGCCGGATGAAGGCCCGCTGACGGATTATGAATCATGGATGCCTGACTTTATGGGAGGTCTTGCCAAGGGTATCGAAAAGAGCCGGGGCATGATCCAAAAGGCGGTAAGCGGTGTATCTTCCGATATGGTAGTCAGTCCGAAGGTCAGCAGCATGGAAAGCATGACGGGAACAGGAACGGCAGCACAGCCGGAAGGCATTTCCGGGATGCTTTCTGCAATTACTTCTGCAATCGAGAATATCAAACCGGACAGCGGTGACATTGTCATTCCTGTGTACCTTGGTGGTACGATACTTGATGAGGTTATTGTTTCGGCACAGCAGAGGGCGAACTTAAGAAGCGGGGGCAGATAAAAATGGCATATATACAATATCTTGTTTTTAATGAGAAGCCTCTGCCTCTGCCGGATTCCTACGATATCGGACTGTCAGATGTCGAGGCGGACTCCGGTGGTGAAACAGAGGCGGGAACCACACAGAGGGATATAGTAAGGTCGGGAGTGGCTGGCATTTCCGTCTCTTTTTCCGTGTCCCCGAAGTGGCTTAAACTGCTGACGGCATATTCCAAGATGCCGAAGATCGCAGTGAAATATTTTGACACGGAAACACTGGAACTGAAAGATGCAGAAATGTATATCACGGGATTTAAGGCAGCACTTAAAAAGGACACATCCTATAAGGGACTGTGGACGGTATCCTTTACCCTGAAAGAAATGTAGGAGGCAGATGCTGTGATCGAAGTATCAGAGAAATTCAAAAATGCCGTAAGGCAGAATACAAGAAAATATGAGTGGTACGGTTCGATCACGACAAAAGCCGGAAAGGTACATGAATTCACGGCAAAGGATATCGTGAAGGGTTCCGGCTACATAAAATGGCAGTGCTGCAGTAACACGGAGATAGAACTCGGAACAGTGTATGCAGCAGAAATGGGAATCAGCCTGTTTTCGGAGATCGACCGTTACACTCTGGAAGATGCCGAGGTACGGCTTTATTACCGTCTGACACTTCTGGACGGGACAACGGAGTCCATACCGATGGGAATCTATGAAGTTTCCGAAGCCAACAGGAAGGTGCGGACACTGGAACTGAAAGGCTATGACCATATGCTCCGTTTTGAGAAGTCCCTGAAACTGGAATCCTCAAGCGGAACGCCATACCAGTTCTTAAAAGCCGCGTGTGATGCATGCAAGGTGGAAATGGCACAGACGGTTGCGGAGATCAGTGCCTTTCCGAACGGTAAGACCACGCTCGGTATATATTCGGATAATGATATAGAGACCTTCCGTGACATGGTCTTTTATGTGGCACAGGTGCTTGGCTGTTTCTGCCAGATAGACCGATACGGAAAACTTGTTCTTAAGCGGTACGGGAATGAATCCGTATGGAACGTGGAGCAGAAGGAGAGGTTTGACAGCAGTTACTCTGACTTTGTTACAAGATACACGGCAGTATCATCCACAAACCAGATCAGTCAGACGGCAGAATACATTGCGATGGAAAAAGACGATGCCCTTACCATGAACCTCGGCATCAATCCGTTACTGCAGTTCGGACTGAAATCCGTAAGGGAGAAGATACTGCGTGAGATACTCACAGCACTGCAGAAGATAAATTATGTACCGTTTGACAGTTCCACCATCGGGAATCCGGCACTGGAAGTCGGGGACATCCTGAAGTTTTCAGGCGGACATGCAGATGAAACAAAGATAAGCTGCATTACGAGCATCGAATGTAAGATCAACGGGAAAATGACACTGAAATGTGTCGGGAAGAATCCGAGGCTTGCATCTGCCAAGAGCAAGAATGATAAGAATATTACAGGTCTTATCAATTCCGTGGAAAGCGGAAAGACCATAATTTACAGTTTTGTCAATGTTGCCCCGTTTGAAATTGGGCAGTCCCTTATGAATGTGATGGATATTGACTTTACTGCAACGGAAGAAACCACGGCAGCATTCCAGTGTGAAATGCTTCTGGAGGTGGTAAAGCCGGATACCGGGGGAGAGCCGGAAGAAGGCGTGGCAGCAGAAACGGAACTGCCGGAGCTGTCCATTGTTTATAAGATAAATAATGAAACCATAGATACATTCATGCCGGTCAAGACCTGTCTGTATGGGAAGCATGTCGTGACATTGTTTTTTCCGATATCGAAAGTCATAGAGAACAGCTCCAATACATTTTCCATGTATCTGAAGATATCATCCGGGAGTGCTAAGATTGGTGAGGCGCAGATTAGGGCAACCATCAGCGGTCAGGGACTCGCAGCAGGACTGGGAGACTGGAACGGACGCATCAATATCAATGAGAATATTGGAAATATCAGCATTACGGATGTACCGTTTGTGGCTGATGTGTTTAAGGATACGGCATCCGTAACATTCCCTTCCAAAAAGACACAGGGACTGACACAGACAATCGGGAATATTCCAATCACAGACCAGAACTATGAAGCAGATGCATTTACGGACCGTGCATGGATCACGGAGATCCTCCGAACCTTTGTACTTACAAGCGTGCGGGGAAATCCAAATTATAACGGATATATCACGGTCAATACGGAAGAACGGTTCATGCTGCGGAAACGGTATGTACAGAAGTCAGAGCCGGAATCCCTCGACCACGGATATGCAGAAGACCTCGTGATCGATATTTCATACTTCACAAAGGTGGACGGGGTGGAAGTCAATGGTTATACCGCAGCAGTCCGTCCGCAGTATGTGATTACCGCGGCAGAGACTTCCGTTAAGTTCCCGGATACCATTACCGTTGAAAACGGGTTCTTTGAACTGAAAGCAGTAACTGAACAGACACAGGAAGCCGTGACGGATGAAGTGGATGAAGGTTTCTTGGAAAGGACAACGGTTGATATATCCGGCTTTGACGGAGTGAAAGGAGTGGAATTTACACTATGAATTATGACAATATAAATGATATTTTTTCGGCCGGTGTCACCAATATGACCTGTCTGTTACAGGACAGCAACAGCTATGATGGCGGTACGCTTGCCGTGAGCGGTGCGGATTTTTTCACGTTCCTCGGAAAAGCCGTGCCGTACATTTATGCACACGGTGATTCTTACTGGGGAATCGGCAGTGATGCTACGCACCTTAAAGTGGATAACCGTGATACCAGAATGAGATCGCTTTACAGGGAAGAAGGGACTTTATACAGTTATTACCGTTTTCTGAAAATACGGTGGGAAGGATGGTCGCATTACAATGCATCCGGGGCGGACTACCAGCTAAAGTATGACCTTCTGTTCTGGGACACGGGAGATATTTCCCTTCATATGATTTCTGTTCCTGTCCAGTGTTATGATGGAGGTTTCGGTTTTAGTGCAGACAAGAACTATACTTTCACAAAGCCCGATACAGCTTCCCCAGATATTACTTTCCAGTATTATGCGGACAGTAAGACCTTTGAAGTGAAATACACACCGATTGACCTGTTGGTCCCGTTTAAACTCCTGATAAAAGACGGGGACGGAAAACTGTATACGGTGGAGAACCAGATCATAAATGAGGAGCTGTCAGAAACAGCAGATGTACTTGTCGGACTGGAAGAAACAGAGGTCAATGCACTTTTGTTTAAGAAACATGGATTTGCAAAGATGCCGGAGTGGGATCTGATAAAAGGGCTGACGCTTCCTTCCGTATTAAGCTGGAGTGACAGCAGGGCATTTCCGCTGAATGCCGTGATTACGGGAACACCGCCAAAACAGTATATTGAATGCACGGCGGATCTTTCGGACGGCACGGTTCTTGGAATCAAGGCACTGAATGCAGAATATGAGGGAGAGATCACGGTACAGTACAGTTATGACGGGGAGACCTTTACGGGTGAAACCCCGATGGCGGATTTTCTCACAATGGAGCTTGATGAATTGTATGCCGGACTGCTGGAAGCAAAGACGATAACCTTCCGTTTCTGGCTTGCGGGCGATGCAACGCTTACATCCTTTATCATGAATTATAGAAATGGAGATGATGACGATGCTCAAGGGAACAACAAGAATAGAACTTACTGATGTAAACACAGGTGAGGTGGAAACCTACCAGAACAGCAATATGGTCACCAATGCACTAAGGGACATCCTGAAACCGCTTGGACTTTCCAAGAGACCGAACAGGTTTTTGAATGAATTCGTGCCGTATTATGAAAAACTGCTCGGAGGCATCCTGTGCTTCGACAGGGAGATACCGGAGAATGCGGATGAATATTATCCCCCGGCAGATGCAAACCTTGTCGGCTGTGCTTCACATGGAATGCAGAACAACACAAAGAATACCTTCCGTGGCGGATTCAACCAGACAGAATCGGAAGTAAATCTGAAAGACAGGTATGTGAAATATGTATATGATTTTGCAACCAGTCAGGCGAACGGCACGATTGCCAGCATCTGTCTTACACATAAAAATGGTGGACTTACATCATACGGCAGTAAAAATACCAGTCCAATCAGGGATAATTTACTGATGCAGTCCATTGCAGAAGACAATCTTCAGTATGTGTACCCTGACAGGACAGGGGCAAGCACGAGCAGCAGATATTCCGGTATGACGATTGGAAAAACAGAGCTGATATTCCTAATCGACAGGGCAAAGGACTGTGTGTATTATTTCAAGGTGGCAGATAAGAACCATATCCACATCACAAAAAGACGTGCATTTTTAAAGACGGTATCTATTCTTGATAATATTTACACCACGAAACCGCTTATCGAAGAAATCGAACTGGCAGAACTGTCTTCGGAACTGCAGATTGGCTACTGGTCATATAATTATGATCCGTCAAATGATTGTCTGTATATCTGCACGAGCAGCAACAGCAGGACTGCCCCAGAGGGCAAGTTTCTTATAACGGAAATAAAAGTGGACACTTGGAAAATCAAGCAGTATGAAATAACAAACACCACGGATAAATATCTCAGGACGGAAGGGAACTGGGGAATGTTCGTTACCGAAGGCTATCTTCTGCTGAGGGGATATGATGCCCCGTATGATGTGTATAAAATCCAGATCACGAATCCGGCAAATGTTGTAAAGCTGAAGCGGACCAATGTGACCAACATCAATGGCGTGCCGAAGTTCGTGATTAACGGACGGGTTTATTACGAATACAGTTATGAACAGCTTCTGATTGCGAATCTGGCAACGGATGAGATCATGCCACCGGAGACACAGACATTGTTTAATTCCAGTTATACGATGAGCGTGACTCCTGTAAGAAATGAACCACTCATCTATTTTTGTGATTATGGCACATGGTCAACGTCCGGGTGGTACATGATGTGTAATTATCTGGCAACCATCAATAACCTTGATGCCCCAATTACAAAGACGGCAGATAAGACAATGAAGATCACTTATATTTTACAGGAACAATAAAATACTTTTTGGAATCAGGCAGTTATCCATTACGGGTAGCTGCTTTTTTCATACAAAAAATCAAAGGAGGACAAGACAATGAAGGAATTCTGGAACGCAGTACAGTTTGTATTCACGGCAATCGGAGGATGGCTTGGATACTTTCTTGGAGGATGTGACGGCCTGCTCTTTGCACTGCTCGCATTTGTGGTCATCGATTACATTACGGGAGTCATGTGTGCAATCAGTGACCAGAAGCTGTCCAGCGCAGTCGGTTTTAAGGGAATCTGCCGTAAGGTGCTGATTTTCCTTATGGTCGGCATTGCAAACATTCTTGATGTATATGTCATCGGAACGGGGAGCGTTTTAAGGACGGCAGCCATTTTCTTCTACATCTCAAATGAAGGAATCTCCCTTTTGGAGAATGCATCCCATCTGGGACTTCCGGTTCCGGCAAAGATCAAAGCCGTGCTGGAACAGCTTCATGACAGGTCAGAAGAAGACAAAGACAACGGGGAAGGGTAGCTCCTTCCCTCTTTTATTACAGAGAATTGGAGGATCATATTATGAGTCAGAAATTTGGAATCGATGTAAGCCACTGGCAGGGCAGTTTTGACTTTGCAAGGGCTAAGAGCAAGGAAGGCGTGGAGTTCGCAGTCATCAAAGCCGGAGGTGCTGATGCCGGACTTTATAAGGATAGCCAGTTTGAATCAAACTATAAGAAATGTGAGGAATGCGGACTTCCAAAGGGCGCATATTTCTATGGAAATGCCAGAAGCGTGGCAGATGCCAAGAAGGAGGCAGAATACTTCCTTTCACTGCTTAAGGGAAAGAGATATGAGTATCCTGTCTTTTATGATGTGGAAGGCAGCATGATCACCAAGAATGACAGAAATACACTGACACAGATCGTAAAGGCATTCTGTTCTGCAGTAGAAGCTGCCGGATACTGGGTCGGCATCTATTCGTCCGAGTCATTCTTCAACAGCGAGATGAATGACGGGGAGCTTATCCGCTACAGCCACTGGGTTGCAAGATGGGGTAAGAGCAAGCCGGCCCCGGCAAGCGGTGCAGAGACACAGATCTGGCAGTTCGGAGGGGAGACAAACCTTATCCGGAGCAACAAGATCAATGGGCAGTCCTGTGATCAGGACTACTGCTATGTGGATTTCCCTGCAAAGATCAAGGCAGCCGGGCTGAACGGTTATGCCAAGGGAAGCAGTACACCCGCTCCGGTGAAGAAGTCCAATGAGGAGATCGCATCCGAGGTGATTGCCGGAAAGTGGGGGAATGGTGCGGAAAGACAGAAACTGCTCTCACAGGCGGGGTATGACTATTCTGCAGTCCAGAGTATCGTGAATAAGAAACTTTCCCCATCCAGGAAATCCGTGGATGAGATCGCAAGGGAAGTTATTCATGGTGACTGGGGAAATGGTTCTGACAGAAAGAAAAGGATCACTTCTGCCGGATATGATTATTCCGCAGTACAGAAAAGGGTTAATGAACTCCTGAAATAAGGATATGGCTGATGGTCAGTAATGGCTGTCAGCCGTATTTTTTTTCCATTTATGCCAAGGAAAGAAAGGTGAAAGGTATCGCAGATTGTACTTGCTATTATTGGCTTTCAGAGTGATATATAGACTACCCAAAGAGAAAGGAGTGGCAGAATTTGGAGATTCAGATAAGGGAAGGAAACAGCAGACAGAAGCGTAAACTTAAGGTATGTGCTTACTGCCGTGTCTCAACGGATGCGGATGAACAGGAAAATTCACTGGAAAACCAGATCAGGCATTATGAAGAAGCCATTACCAGTAATCCTGATTACGAGTATGCCGGAGTTTACAGTGACTTTGCCATATCAGGATTCAAAGAAAAACGTCCCGGTCTGCAGAAGATGTTAGCTGATGCCCGTAAGGGAAAAATAGACCTTATATTAACAAAATCCGTATCACGGTTCGCAAGAAACACCTCAATCGTTTTGGAAGCTACACGAAAGCTGAAAGAACTGAATGTTGGTGTTTTTTTTGAACTCCAGAATATCAATACCCTGTCAGGGGAAGGTGAGCTTATGCTTACGATCCTTGCTGCATTTGCACAGGCAGAAAGCGAGAGCGGAAGCGTTGGTGCAAAGATGGTGTATCAGAGAAAGTACGAGGCAGGGATCCCTGTGCAGTACCTTGAGCGGTCTTTCGGATTTAAGAAGGATGAGCGGGGAGTCTATATTGCAGACGAAGAGGAAGCGGTATGGGTAAGAAAGATCTATGAGATGGCAGCAGACGGATATACTCCTGCATCAATCAAACGGCATCTGAATGAAAACGGGGTAAAGACCGTAGGCGGTGCAGAATGGATCGACAGCACGGTGTTCCGTCTTATTGAAAATGAGATCTACAAGGGCGATTACATCATGCATAAGCATTTTGTGAATGAAGAAAGAAAACTGGTCAGGAACAGGGGAGAAGTGGATGCGTGGTACATCGAAGATGACCATGAAGCCATTGTTTCCCCCGAACTCTGGCAGAAAGCACAGGACGCACTGGAAGCAAAGCGGGATTATCTTGCGGAAAGCTCGGTAATCGAAGAATTCACGGAAGAAAATTACCCATACATGAACAAGATCTTCTGTGCCAGATGCGGACACCCGCTTTACAAAAGGATCTACAGTAACGGCAACAGGCTGAACTGGGGATGCAGCGGTACAAAGCGGTATGGGAAGTCCTTCTGTGAAGGAATAAACATTCCGGACGGAGTCCTGCGCGGGGCATGGAATTTCGATGAAAATATGTATATAGGGGAAAAACCGACAGATAAGGGGAAAAAGGAATTCACCTATCTGAAAGAAGCCTCATGGAAAAGAAGGCATAAGAAGAAAGAGCCGGAGCCGATCCCTGAAAATACTGAAACAGAGTATCCATACAGGGAGAAGATCTTCTGTGGGTTATGCGGAAGCAGACTTGTGAGGCATGTGAACACCAAAAGCCATAAGGTCATATGGGTATGCAATGGGAGAAAGCGGAAGGGGAAAGACTTCTGTGACGGGACAAGGGTTCCGGATACCATCATAAAGGGATGGGGAGAGATCAAAAAAGATATTTATATTCAGAGAAAGGATGATAAGAATGGCAAGAAGCGTTACAGTTATACCAGCAAGAAGCCAAAAGGTGCAGACAGGGCATAAGGCGGTACAGGAAAAGAAGATAAGGGTGGCAGCCTACTGCCGTGTGTCAACGGACCAGGAAGACCAGCTCCACAGCTTTGAAGCACAGGTCGAGTATTATACAAAATATATCAACGAGCATGAGAATTATGAAATGGCCGGCATCTATGCAGATGAAGGCATTTCAGGTACAAACACAAAGAAAAGGGAACAGTTCAAAAAGATGATCGCAGACTGCGAGGGCGGTAAGATAGACCTTGTCATAACAAAATCCATCAGCCGTTTTGCAAGGAACACGCAGGACTGCCTGGCATATTCCAGAAAATTAAAGAACTTGGGGATCGGCATCATATTTGAGAAGGAAAACATCAACACGCTGGATTCCACGGGAGAGCTTCTGTTCACCATCTTAAGTTCCCTTGCACAGGATGAATCGAGAAATATTTCAGAAAACTGTAAATGGGGCATCCGCACGAAATTCAAGAACGGTGAGATGCATCTCAACACATTCAAGTTCCTCGGATACGATAAGGATGAGAACGGGAAGCTTGTCATCAATAAGGAACAGGCCAAGACGGTGAGAAGGATATACAGGGACTTCCTTATCGGAATCAATCCGGCACAGATCGCAAAGGAACTGACGGAAGAGAAAGTTCCGGGGTGTCTCGGGCAGACAAAGTGGTATCCAAGCACGGTCACAGGGATCTTAAAACAGGAAAAGCACATGGGTGATGCACTTCTGCAGAAGACCTATACGGCAGACTTCCTTACCAAGAGACAGGTCAGAAACAACGGTGAGATCGCACAGGTCTATGTAAAGGACAGCCATAAGGGGATCATAGATAAGCAGACATGGAATGCGGTACAGGAAGAATTCGACCGCAGGGAAAGGTTCATGGAATCGCACGGCACGGACAGGTACAGTTATGGTGCGGACTGCATGCCGTTCTGTGAGAAGGTGTTCTGCGGGGAATGCAAAAGCCTGTTCACGAGACATTCATGGAGATCAAGGGGAATCGTACAGTGGCAGTGCAAGAACCACAGGAAAGACGGGAAAGTGGCATGCACGAATGCCTACGTTGATAATGCAGACCTGGAAAAGGGATTTGTAAAAGCATTTAACAGACTGGTCACGGACAGGGATAAGCATATGGAAAGATGGCAGCAGATGAAGTCGGATGGGACACCGCTTGAAAAGATCAGGGCAGGGCAGATGATGGAAGCCGTGGAAAATGAACCGCTTACCAGATTCGTTCCGGAGATCGCACAGCTAGTTCTCTGTGAAGTAACGGTGCTTGGCGCAAAAAAATATGAGTTCTTCTTTCTGGAAGGCAGCAGGGTAAAGGTTTCCGTGTAGATCACCCGGAAACCCCGCTGTCATGAAGTCCGAACAGCTCCATCTGGCTGCTTTCACCGTCCGCATCCCCAGGTTCAGGAATGTCGGACGGTTCTTCTTCCATGTCCTTTTTATGCGGAAGTTTATGGGTATAAAGTTTATCCCAGGTAAGCGGATTCCGGCTTTTTTTGTTGTAGTATATCAGTATGGCTTCCGCAAATCCGAGTGAGCCGGAACGCCTGTCCTTTGCAGTGCGGGCGAGTTCCTTGATGGATATCCTTCCAAGCTTTTCCTTAAATACATCATCTTTTATGGCATCACCGTAAGCGTTCAGGAAACGTGCCAGTCCGTTCATCATGTTTGCACTGAAGGACTGGGATGCCCCTTCCCATGTGGCTGCAATGAGACGGATGACATGGTCGAGCATATGGTAGCCGTATTTGTCGTGGATGTTTTCCAGGGTTGCGACAGCGCAGATACCGCCCGGTGTCGTGGTAGATGCGATGGTAAGGTCATAGGATTCCACCAGGTCACGGATGATGAGCTGTTTGTCATTGCCGGCCTCTATGTTTGCCATGAATATCTCATAAGGCAGCAGGGGCTTTACATATTTCATCTGGTTTGCAAAGATATCCGCTTCATGTTCATATCCGAGGTCATCGTATACCATGCACCACACGGGTGTTTCCCTGGATCCTGAAACGAGGGCAACGATCTCAATGGTGTGCTGCCCGTTGAATACATAGTTGATGCCGTTCCTCCGGCTGACCTTTACGGGATTTATCTGGTACAGGTCAAAGTTGGCGGCAGCACGCTGGACATGGTGCTGTGAGAGGTTGCGCTGGTATTCCTGGTTGGATACGAGATTCCTGATAGGAATCTGTTCAAAGTGTACTTTTGGGACGAACTGCATCAGGTCAATGGCCTGTGGCGTTTGTCCGGCTGTCTGTTCTTCTGTCATCTGGATCATCCTCCTCAAGCTGCGAAAGCAGTCTGGTTATTTTTCTTGTTAGGTTTAACAGCTGCATCTTCACTTCACGCCTTGCATTAACTGAGGTGGAAGGAAAATCTGTAAGTTCCATGGTCCTTGATATGGTCTTTGACCATGAAGGTATCGTAAATTTAAGGCTTTCGAGTTCCGCATCCGGGTCAGTGGCAGGCATCTGCTTAATTCCGGCTTCGGCACTTTCCTTTTCCCGTTTTATCCTTCTTGAGTCCGGTTTTCCGGTGGGAAGCCTCTGCCACCTGAGTTCGTGCCGGAGCTGGGAGTATCCGATGCGGTCTATAGATCCGCTGTCCAAGAGCCTTTTCAGTCCGTTGATATCCTCAATGGGAAGACGGGAGAGTTCTATGATATTTTCATGGGATACACGGAGTTTCCCGTTTAATATCTTTTCTGTGATCTCCGGGCTTTTCCGTTTCAGGTCATCGACCGCACGGGCATAAATATCATATTTTGTCACGGTGGAAAAACCAAAATTAAATTCATTGCCTATGATGGTGGCAATATCCGTCTTACGGACATATTTCTGTGACACCTGTCCGTCTGCATTTAGTTCCGTGCCAGGATGTTTTTTCATGAATTCATCAATGGCGGTATTCATGTCCGCACGGAACAGTCTGCCTATCAGGTATTTTTTGTATTCCCCGGTAAGGTCTGTACGTTTTAGCTGTTCATGGCAGATAAAAGAGACTGCCTTATCACGGCTTTCAAACATCATGCGCTGAATGTTGAAATGGATATCCCATTTCGTACAGATCTTATACCGCAGGCGGCCGTCAAGTATGATACCGTTCCATACACATACAGGCTCCAGGCATCCGTGGTCAAAGATGTTTTCTTCGAGTTCTTCCAGGTACTTTTCTTCCCTTGGCTGTATCAGCTCATCAAATTCCGGATCCGTCTGAAGTTCCGGGACTGGTCTGTTGTTCATACTGATTCCTCCGTTCGGGTCATATCATCTACAAGCACGCATTCATTCATGGAAAAGCTGGCAAGACATTCTTTTGGATTCAGTGCACCGTAGATACGGTAGCTGCGGTTGTCCTCCAGATATATGCCCGTATGCCGTAATGCCTGTAAAAGTTCCGTACTGTATAATTCGTAGCAGTAACGGCTGTCGGCTTTACTGTAGCGTACACGGTGGGCAAGGTAATCCTTACGCACACTTTTCCTTATGGCGATCATGCTGTCCTGTGGGTTTACAAGCAGCTGGATATACTCCGGGTCACCGAGCATATGGAGTGTGAGCTTGTGTATGCGTATTCTGTTTTTCTTTAAGTCAATGCATAGGACCGGCTTCAAAGAGGTTTCTCTGTTCATAATGCTGTTCCTCCTTTTCTGGATGTTCTGTTTTTTCTTCTTCTGGTTCAGCGGTATTGTTTTCGGAGATGCCGAACACCGCATAACCGTCAAACATGTTGACCTGTAAATTGCTCTGGTGTTCCTCGACAGGCACACCGAACTGGTTCTGCCATTCTTCCGGATAGCTTGGCGTGCGGGACGCTTTTATCTTCCCGTCTTCTTTCTCCTCACGCACGAAGATCTCAGGCGTGGTGAGGTCAAAGACAAAGAGAAGTTCATTGTCTGACCGTATCAGCTTCCCAAGCAGTTTATAGCGGTAGGATGAATTCCATCCCATAAGCGACACGACCTTGGCAAAAAAGATACGGCAGGTGATCTGTCTGGGAGAGCGTTTTGCCGTTGCGGAACACCATCGGAAGGAATCCTTCTCATCCTCCTGGCATGGACGCACCGCCAGTTTCTTTTCATCCGGGTTTACGAGTATCTGCACGAAATCCGTATCCGGCAGCTTTTTTATGCATGCGGTGTTTACGGATACCTTGCTGGAATTAAAAGTAAAGGACGGTTCATAGGTATGGGCAAAGAACTCGCCGCGGACGACCTGATACCCGTCATAGCTGAATGCATCATCCTCGGTCACGGGAATGGTATTCTTTTCATCGTTTGTCTGTATGTTCATCTGTGTTCTCCTTCATATCTGACATGATCTGTTTAATATTCTTTTCGATGTCATTTTTACTGGTGACCTGTATATCAGTGTCGTTATATGTTACCGGGGCATGGGAGGTATCTGGGTCTTTACGTCCGGTGAATCCGGCAAGTTCTTCTGCCTGTGCGTGGCTGTAATAATTGCTCCCGAATGTGTCTGCCCAGTCAGGCGGATAGGCTCGGACATTTCTCTGCTGGTTGTCCGTAAAGGGTTTTACGGCCGGATCCGCATCCGGTGCACCGACCATGTCATTGGGAATGAATATCTCCGGTTCGGAAAGGTTGAAGAGCAGTACGGCATCATTCCCGCTGCCACGCTTTACCCCAGTGATGCGGTAACGGCAGTCATCGTTCCAGCCGAGGAGGGAATATAGAGTGGGAAGAAATGCAGTCCCGCTGATCTCACGTGGGGAGTTTTTGCCGTCTTTCTTTTTAGACCACTGCATGGCATTCCGGCAGTCTTTTCCCGCATTCCTTACGGCAAAGACCAGTTTCTTTGGGTGTATGAGAAGTTCTACAAGCGTGCTGTCAAGTTTGCGGACGGCAGGAGCGGAAAAGCGGATATCTCCCTGGCTGAAGGTAACGGTTATACGGTCCGTG